AGTGTTTAGGCTAGACTGTGAAGTCGATGAAGTAGCAGAAAAGTATGCGGGGTATCGTCAGGCCGCTAAAGCTGTAACTTTTGGTATTATGTATGGTGCTGGGCCACACAAGATTAGTGAGCAAGTTACTAAAGATGGTGGTAAATTATCTGTAGAGGAGGCTAAAGATGTTATCAAAGAATATTTCAGTGCCTTCTGGAAACTCGAAGAGTGGATCGAAGCACAAAAATCTACTATCGAAAAGAATGGCTACATCTATTCCTTCTTTGGTAGAAAACGTAGACTTGCTGACGCGAAATCAGAGAATAAAGCTACTAAGAGTCATGCGATTCGCTCCGGACTTAATTTTCTGGTTCAATCTGCTGCTAGCGACATTAATCTTATTGGGGCTGTTGAGGCCAATGAGCTTATAAAACAACGGAACTTAAATTCTAAAATATTTGCTCTTGTACATGACTCTGTTCTAGCAGAGGTTCCTGTAGATGAAGTTGACGAGTATTCAGAAATTTTACGTTCTTGTATACAAAAAGATAGAGGAATATATATCTCTGGCTCTCCTGTCGGTTGCGACTTCGAAGTTGGTGATGACTATTCTATGGGTAAATTTGAGAAAGAGTACGGTGCCTGAACTAGACTACATACAGATTTGTAGAAAAACTCTTTTTCCTTTTTACGTCTTGAGAAGTGACAACATATATTTTGAAGATGGTTTGTTATTTCTCAATGGTAAGATCATTGATGATAGAAACCAAAAAGGCGATACAATGGGAAAAAGAAGGCTACAGACGCCACATAAACTTGCTAGTCTTGGAAAAAGTATATTTGACTTTATACAGTTAATAGACTCTAAAGAAACTAGGTTTGTAGATAGTAGAGGTTTTTGCTTTTACTATGTTAAAACTAAACTGTGTGAGGTTATTTCTTTTCAGATTAGTAAAAAACTTTCAAAAGGAACCCATACTACTTTATTCTTAAAAGGAGTTAATTGTCCGTTTAGTATTAGTTACTATCCTACAGGCAAAGACTGGGGGCAAGTGCTAATGCTAGACGGTCTCCCATGGAAGTTAGTAAGCGTAAGTGAAAACAAGCTGAACACTTATAAAAGGAAAATTTAATGGCAAGAAGGAAAACAGACGTTCTTCAAAAAAATAACTTTGTATTAGCACAAATTGAGCCACTAACAAAAGGCCAGCTAGAAGTTTTTGAGTCTGATAAAAACTTAATGCTACACGGATGTGCAGGAACTGGAAAAACATTTATTTCCATGTATCTAGCTCTTGACGATATAGAAAAAAATAGTTATACTAAACTTATTATAATTAGAAGTGTAGTTCCTACAAGAGAAATGGGTTTCCTTCCTGGGACAGAAGCAGAAAAGTCAAAGGTATACGAACAGCCATATATAGGAATTTTTCAAGAGCTATTTGGTAGAGGAGACGATCCTTACGGCCAGCTTAAACAAAAAGGATTAGTTCAGTTTATTACAACTTCTCATATTCGTGGAGTAACATTTCAAGACGCTGTAGTGATTGTAGATGAATGTCAGAACATGACATTTCACGAACTAGACAGTATTATTACAAGACTAGGAAATAACTGTAGAATTATTTTCTGTGGAGACTTTTTTCAGTCTGATCTTAGAAACTCAGGAATTAAAACTTTTATGGATATCATTAAAAATATGGAAGAGTTTGATTTCGTAGAGTTTGGAATAAATGATATAGTAAGAAGTAACCTGGTTAAAAGTTATCTAGTAACTAAGTATAGGAATAATATTCATGAATGACGAGATATATTATAAAGGATGGTTTTGGTGCTATGTAAGAAAAGACTACTTTAGGTGGGAAGAGTATATTAAATACTATAAAGAGAATAAACTTTAATGAATAAACTAGAGCAAAGAGTACAAGAGCTAGAAGATAAACTAGATAAACTGGTAACTTCTATAGAAGAAATGGTAAAACAAAACATAAAAGAACAAAAAGAATTAAATAGACGACAAATGGAGTTGGCAGAGAAAATCTTAGCACAATATGAAAGCGGTAATATCGAATAGAATATATCTGGACGCTGAAAGTCCAGATCATTATCTTCATATGGAGAAAATGTTGACCTATAAAATACCAAGTTATAGGGACGACCAGCCGCCTACAATTATTAAAAATTTAAGAAAAATTACTGGAAATGTCTGTTCTATTCCCGTGGGCAGAGATGACTTAATTCCGAAAGGCTATGAGATTATAGATAAAAGAGTTACTGTTCCAGTGACTTTTCCTAAGTTTAAATACGAGCTAAGAGAAAGCCAGCAACAAATATATGACCAAATTGATGATAACTGTGTTATCAACGCTTTTGTGTCTTGGGGTAAAACATTTACAGCACTTGCTATAGCATCTAAGCTAGGCCAGAAAACACTAGTAGTTACTCATACGATAGCTTTGAGAACTCAGTGGGAAAAGGAAGTAGAAAAAGTATTTGGTATCAAACCTGGCGTAATTGGCAGCGGTAAGTTTAATTTAGATTCTCCAATAGTTGTAGGAAATACACAAACTCTATATAAACAAAAGGAAAATCTTACTAAAACATTTGGAACAATTATTGTAGATGAGTGTCATCATATTCCTGCGAACACGTTTAATAAACTCGTGGATTCTAGCTATGCCAGGTATAAAATTGGTTTGTCTGGTACTGTAGAAAGAAAAGATGGTAGACACGTATTAATGCCAGATTACTTCGGCTTCCAACGCTTCACGCCTCCGCGTGAAAACTATATGGAGCCTCGCATTGATATTATTCAATCTACAGTAAGATTTATGGATGGGGCTAAAACTCCATGGGCACTGCGAGTAAATGATCTTGTGTCTCAGTCAGATTATGGAGAACTTGTGTCTCTGCTCGCTGCAATTTATAGAAAAAAAGGACACAAAGTGCTTGTTCTTGCTGATAGAGTAAACTTTCTCAAAAGGTTAAACACAACTTTGGGGGAAGCCTCTGCAATCATTACTGGCGAGACAAGCATAGAAGATAGAGAAAAAATTCTAAAAGAAATTCTTGATGGAGATACTAATATTCTTCTCGGAACTCAGAGCATATTCTCCGAAGGTATTAGTGTAAATTCGCTAAGTTGCCTTGTTTTGGCTACTCCTGTGAGTAATACTCCTCTTCTCACGCAGTTGATAGGACGAGTTATTCGAGAGTATCCAGACAAACCTCAACCAGTTATAGTTGACATAAATTTAAAAGGTAGAACAGCGGAAAGACAAGCTCAATTAAGAATGGGACATTATATAAAAGAAGGCTATAAAATAAACACGGTTGAAGTGTAAAAAAATATTTCTTGACAAGATGTGGTCATTTATTATATAATATATAAATTGTTCGGAAAAATAATGATAAAATATAACTGGCTAAAAGTGATGAAAAACTCGGAAGGGAAACCGAGAAAAATATTAGATCTGATGGAGTTCATTACCGAACGACCTTTCCCCAAAGACAATTACGACGTAGAGACTAAAGTTCTATCGAAGATAGACTGGTCTGGAGATTCTTTTATCCTCAATCCAGAGCCTATCTTTCAGCATAGAAATGTCTTTACAGATAAAGAACTTGCTGAGTATGTGGCCTTAGCAAGTTTTCGCAGCCTAGCTGAATATAAAGTCACAAAACGCAAAACTCTAAGAACGCTGGAAAGTCCAGTTGACATAGAGCCACTAAAAGACAACAGGTTACTTACTATCATAAATAATGAAATTTATTTTAAATGGGAAGAAACCACTCACTAAAGGAGAAAAAATATGGGTATTAAATTTACCACTGCTGCTGGTTCCGCTCAGAAGAAATCTATTGAGCAATACACTTATCGAAATGGGGATAATTCTGTTCGCATATTTGGCGATCTGCTTCCTCGTTATATCTACTGGGTAAAAGGCGAAAACGATAAAAACCTTCCTATAGAGTGCCTTGCTTTCGACAGAGAGAAAGAGAAATTTACTAATGCAGAGAAAGATTGGGTTCGGGAAGTTTTTCCTGACATTAAAGCAACCTGGTCTTACTCTATTCAATGTATTGATCTTCAGGACGGTAAAGCGAAAGTCTTTAACCTCAAGAAAAAATTGATGGATCAAATCCAGCAAGCTGCTGCAGAACTTGGTGACCCATGCGACCCAGAAAATGGCTGGGAAGTTCACTTCAAGCGCACCAAGACTGGCCCTCACGTTTATAATGTG